TACATTATATACATAACGTATTTTAAACTGCCTAGTTTCATTTCCTGGCAATCTAAAACTAGTAACTTCATTGTTAGGAGTATAAGTTAAAGGGATTGTGTGTACTACATTGCTAGTTGATATAAATGATCCTTCTATCTCTGGAATGTAAGGGACAGTGTCGTCCTCATAGTTTGGATAATTTGATGTAGATGTATTAACTGAAACATAATTAGTATCATAAGAAAGATCTAATGTACGTTGGAACCAATCATCTGTAGACACATTTCCTTGTGTGTCAAATTTAATAATGCTAGTTACGGCTGTTGTACTTGAACCGCCGTCGTTGCCTACTTTATGGTATGTATTTTTAACTGATTTATTATTTGTACCTTTTGCAACAGATAGTCCTTGTTTAAATACATCGTCCATTGTACTGTTTGTAACTACAGTATTTGTTGGACCATATGCTTGTCCTTCTGCTATCTTATCTGCTAAATTAGCTGGTGTAACAGCAGGCATATTATTTCCTAGTACAACACCATAACCGCAATTGAATACGTTTAGTTGATCAAATGTATTGTCATAAATGTCATATGAACTGTTTACAGCTTCAGATAAGTTTTCTATTCTAATATTAGTAAATGTATTATTTTTAGATGGGTAAGACGAACTTTGTACACTTCTAATGTCAAAGCCTGCTTCAGTAGAATTTATTGTATAGTTAGAACTTGTTCCCCACTGACCTGATAGTTTTAAGTTTTTGAATACACTATCTTTAATACTTGTTAGTTCGAATATGTTCTTTTGTATTGTTATAGCCGCATTGCTAATATTAGTTAAACTATGCTGGAATGTAAATCCATCAATCACAACACCACGTGTTTGTTTAAGTTGACTATTTTCAAATAATGTAGTTGTATCGTATGTCATTACATTAGTACTAGGGTTAAACGCACTTGCACTTGTAACATTAGTAAAAATAGGATTGTTTGAACATTGTAGTATTACTGTACCGTCAACGCCTGCACCATATAGTTTAGCAAAAGGCGGAAGTTTCAAACTGTTTGTAATTTTATATGTTCCTGGTCCAAAATGTAATTCAACTCTACTATCAGTTTGTGCTTTATCTGAATTTAAATATAGTTGATCAATTGCACGTTGGATTGATAGTGTATCGTCTGTTGTATTATCGCCCTTTGCACCAAAGTCTGAAACATATACAATGTCATCCATTTTGCTTTGTAGTGTACGTTTAATTGGAGAGTTATCAGTAGCACCTGTTTGTATTAGTGCATCATCTGTTTTGTACGTATACTGTTCTGCAAAACTAAACAAGTTAGTATGTTCAGTTAGAATTTCTGTATTACCTACACTAGGTGCGCCTTCTGCAACAGCGCCGTTACCTATATAAAGTTCCTGTGTATCTACAGCCCAACCCATTTCTCCACTTGCCAGTTGTGGCAATCCGGATCCTGAATTTTTCTTACCTCTTCTAAGTTGTATACGACTGATTTGGACTACGGCCATGATTTAATCTCCAATATGTTCTTACACATATTTATCAGATAATACAGTTACTGATGTTTTTCGTAATAGGTATATACGCGATTATACCATTCTGTGCGCCATTCATCGTATTCGTGTGGCCAAACATCAAACTGTTGATACGTTTCACCACCTAATTCCATTCCGTCATCGCCTCTACTACACATAAAGATGTGTCCTTCGCGAATGTTTGTACCGTATATTTCATTATGTGCTTCTGCGTATGCTACTAATTGTAAAAAGTAGTTTTGTACATACTCTAACTTCTTTGGCTTATTGGTCTGTTTAAAATCCATTATACAAGGTTGACCTTTATATTGTCCAACTAGATCAGTTGTACCTGCATACATTTGTGGAACATAAAGAGCAACCTCACTTCCCCATATCTCGTCTACATCAACCATGGCATTGTCACGTACTTGTGTAGCCATTGCATGTGCTTTTTTAGCAAATGGATTACCACCCGGTGTAGGCCATTCTCCAGTTTCAACATAGTCTTCAAGATACTTGTGCATCCTTGTACCAACACCTGCAGCTTCTGTTGTAATTTCTCTTGCTTTAGTTTCGCCAACACGTTTACGCCATGCAATAAGACCTGACTTGTCACTAGTAGCATCAAGTATAGTAGTAACACTAGCCACAGCACCGCCATCCGGTGTCATGTACTTTCTTTTACCGTCTACTTGTTTTCTGTTTATTGGTTGATAATCAAACTTATTTAATATCAATGACATTTATAGTATCCTTTTGGTAGTACGGCTCAACTGTGCTGTTTTCCTCATCTTCAGATATAATTTCGGTTACCTCTGGTACATAATGTCTCATCATGTTTTCTACACCAAACTTAATAGTAGTAGTACTACCGGCACATCCTGAACAGGCGCCTGCCATTTGAAGTTTTAGAGTGCCATCGTCGTATGATAAAAAATTAACAAAGCCGCCATGATGACTTACGGCTGGTGCAACTCTTGTTTCCAGTATGTCTTTTATTTGTGTAATGATTTCGTCGTTTGATCTAGTCATATAGTTTTCCTATTTGTTATAGTATACTATACATTTATACGATTGTCAACCGTTTATCTACGAGCTTTGGTTGCTCTCTTTGCCATTTGTCCAACTGAACTATTACCATCATCTTTCTGTGGTGCTAGTCCTGTTTCTTCTTGTTCTTGTGTATCCAAGGTAATTTTTTCTTGGTCAAAGTTTTTGATCATTCTTTGTATACTAGGATTTGAATCGTAAACTTGTTTAAAGGAACCATAACTAAACTGTTCTGCCCCTGTGTTGGACATTAGTTTGTTAAGTTTTTCAAATGGAATAGTAACTGATTTGCCAGCTAAGTCAGCATCTTGTAGGATGTTTCTTAGGACTAACGCAAGTTTGTTAGATGCATTAGCCTCTACGACTTTTTTTTAGATAGTATAGCACCTATCTTTCTGCTTCTCTCAATACTTTCACGTTTCATACGACCTGCTTCTTCTTCGCCACCTGCAGCAACTTCGTCTGCTCCAAAGTCGTCATCTACTTCTGCGTCTACTTCTGCATCAACATCTACTTCTGCGTCTACTGGTGCGTCAGCATCTAATTCTAGATCGTCGTCGCCCATTGGTACTGGCATGTCGCCTTCACCTGTTAATAATGTAACGCCACCTGTTAGTGCTTCACGTGTTCCTTCTAATGAAGTGTAAAGTGCTTCAAGTGATGGTTTAACTAAATTTACAAATGCTTCTGATTTCTCTGAACCCATTTCGTCTCTAATGCTATCAGCTAGTTCTAGCATTGATTCAGTTTGCATTTCTGCTGTGTCTTCCATCCAACCTGTAACTTTGTCTACCATATCCTTGGAAGCCATTACAAGCTCTGCTGATTCTTCAGCACCTTCTTTAATAACTGATTCGTTCTTTTTAAACTGTGGAGGTACTACGCCCTTTTTAGGCTTCTTACCTTTGCCTTTGCCTGCGTCTTTTGCAGCTTTTTTCATTGGCTCTTTTTTGTCACCATCTTTATCTAAGTCTAAAAAGTCTGGCTTGCCTGCTTCGTCAACAATGTCTGTTCGCTCAATAATAGCAGCATTCAAAACGTCAAGGAAGAGTTTTGACTTTTGATATTCTTCTGTATGTACTGTGCTAAAACCTTCGTTGGTTTCTACTTGACTAAGACTAGTACGCACTCTGTTACGTGCATCTTGTAGTTGTTCTGTTGTGAAAGCGTCGATGTCTATGCGACTACCGAACTTTTTTGCTAGACTTTCGTTTAACGACTTTGCCGTTACTGGTTTTGAAATTTCTCTAATATTCATGTTCTCTTCCTATTGTTGAACCTGTATAAGTTTGTTATAGTTATTTATCTCAGTAATAGATATAACTGTCCAAAAGTTCCTTGGCTTCTTTAGTTTTTTCTGACGCTAAATCATAACGTGTTACTGCTACAAATTTACGTATTTCTTCTTTTGATGTTTTTATAGTATGCTTATAAAAAATAGCATCATTAAAATTCCTAGCAATGATACCGTCTAATCTTTCTATTTCTTTAACGTCTTTAGCATTACCATGAAGTAATGTTTTAGCAAGAGCAACTGCTGACGTTTTACAAAAAGTGTTTGCTATTTGTTTATTTTCTGTAGTATCGTAAACTAAGAACAATCCTTTTTTGTTTTCTCTAACTACAAACTTACCAATACGTATACTATTACCCTTAACATAGGGAAAGTAACTTGTATCAAGTTGCTTGTTGATTAGGTCTTCTAGTTCGCTACCTAACTTATTTTTCGTAAATGTTGTCATTTGCCACCACCAGTATTGAACCTTTGTTGTACACTTTACTTACTAGACTTTTACGTATTAAGCCTTCGATTATGAACTGTTCCCTTTCATTGAAACTTTCAAATGCTCTAATATCTTTGTCCATAAGTTCAAGAATCTTTGTTTCTTCATTAGATACCGAAATGGAAAAATCTGTTATAAGCTGGTTAAGTTTCATACTACTTTACTAGCCCTTGGATAACTGAATCTAATTCTTTTTTCTTGTGTACTGTTTTGATTGGTTCGCCTGGTTTAGGCTTTGGATTGGTTAATGTTACTTCGTCGCCCTTAACATCATCAATCTTAAATTGTTGAGCTTTACCTTTGAAATCCGGAATTGGTAATGCCAATCCTTTTTTAAGTATGCTCTTTTGTAGTGTTTTTGCATTTTTATTAGCTATCTTAGCTGCAAGGCCTTTACCAGCACCTTGTGCGCCAGCTACTGCCGATGCTCCTACTTTCTTTGCTGCTACTGCGCCTGCTTTGGCTGCTGTTGCTACGGCGCTTTTTGCTCCAACCGCCGCACCTTTTGCTATCATGCCGATTGCTGGAAGAACTTCGTCTACCTGTTGTTCAGATAGATTATGATTTTTGATTAAGTTATCTAATGCTTGATCTTTAAACTCGTCAAATTTCATTATATTTTCTTCCTTCTTGCAGTTGTACGCTTTTTAGGTTTTAACTTACTACCGTAATGAACATTTAGTCTTGACAAACGTTGACTAGCTGCTCCTGTTGCTCTACGTCTTCCTGTTTTAAACGACATTACTGAACCACGTTTTCTTTTAGTGGCCTTCATTGTCGTAGATTTTTTGACATTACGTGGAGCAGTACACGTAGTCGGACTAGCAACAATCCTACCTTTACGTGTACCCGAGGTACAACGATATTTACGGACATTCTTACCGTCCTTACGTCCCATAATTTGGACATAGCTTTCTTCAATATCTTGTATCTCTAAATATTTCATCTTCTTCTTGACATTCTATTTAATCTTTGAACTGCCTTTGAAGCTCTGTTTGTGCGTTTAGTTTTTCTTGCTTTACGCATCATCCTTGCTCCTAGTTTAGCTCTAGTTTTCTTCATCTGCATACGCTTCTTCATATCAGGTGCAGCAAAACATTGTGCTATCTTTGATACAATACGCCCGTGCCTCTTGCCGCCAGCACAACGATATTTGCGTACGACTTTATTGCCACTTCTGGCCCAGATTTGTTTTTCATCTAAATCTGTATCTGGTTCGGGTATTTTTGTAAATTCTCTTAATAACATTATACTGTTATTTATCGAGTTAAACTGTATTATGTAATATTACGATTGTTTTTAATTTAATAATATTACAACTACTGTTGAAAGTAAGCCAGCTACGACTGTGCCAGCTGTTCCGATAAGCACTTTAGTCATTGATGCTTGACCTTCTGTGATATCTCTATGTATGTGTTCGACTTTTTCTTCTATCTTAGATAGACGACCTTCTAGTTGCTGATACCTTTGCTCACATAAATCAACGTGTGCTTCTAGGTTCTCTTTTTCTAACTTTGTGGTCCTTGCCATTTTATTTTATCTCTCTGTAACTCCTACGCTCAGTAGGATGATTAAGTAAACTCTCAGTTAGCCTTAACGTGCTTTTAGATGCCTAAAATAATATGTGTGATTTTTGCCTTCAGTAGTATTTATGCTAACTAGGTTTTATCATTATCTACATACTTAAAAATAATGTTTTTAGTTGCGGTGCCTTTTGTATCTACTACACTTGTATTTATCTCGATAGTCTCATTAAGCCCTGATATTATAGGAACTAGGTGGAAATCACTTTCTAACATCTCAAGTGTTAGTCCACCGTAATATTCGGTATCAAATATAAATGTCCAAACCTTATGTGAACCTTTATATAAAGATCCAAATCCTAGTTTGGTAATGTTTTGTTTTTCACATATTACTTTAACAGGATGGCAGTTAAGTCTCAACCCTATTGTATTAACAGCAGTGTTAAAATTTTGTTGTTGATTAACTTTTACCTTGTCAGCACCTCTGTGTAGGCCTGTTTCAGTAATGTCTATCAATGTTTGTATCATAAACTGTTGCATACTGTATTTAAACAGTCAAAAAAAAGCCCACTGTAAAAGTGAGCTTTTTAATGTGACGCCTGCCCAGTGGGCCGTAATCACGATTCTAAGGTAGTTAGAATTAGTCTGTAAACGTTAGTGTTACAGCTGATGTTACACCAGTTGAACCAACACCGTAGTTAGCGCCTGCTGTGATGCCTGCACCTTGTAACAATACTGTTACTACGTTTGTTTCCATGATAACGCCAGCAACTGTGTTGCCTTCGTTTTCTGCTGTTGTGATAGCTGCGCGAGCTTCAGCATTTGAAATGCTTGATTTAGAAAGAGTTACAACTCTTGTTACTGGTCCTAGACCGTTACCTGCTGCAACTACTGCATTATTTGTTACTTCTGCCATTTTATATCTCCTATAATTTTAATGGACAAATTCACGCTCCGTGAAGTTGTTATATGTATTTAGTCTTTTGGAAAAAAATACCCTATTTTAGGTACTTTTTGGCTCGATTGTGCGTATTTCTTACGGCAGATACAAAACTTGGCCCTGCTTTTACTATGTCATCTAGCATTTTAATAGCAGGCAAGTATGCTTGTACCATCGGCCCTTGAATTTGTTTACCTTGTTTTGCAAGTTCTAAAAACTTTTTAGTTAACTGTAAGTTTTCAGTTCCTACAAAGTATCTATACATTTGTAAGTCTCTACCTGTTGGTACTATGTCCGGAACACTTACAGTTGGTTCGTTATCAGTTACGCCGCCGACTTCTAAGTTTTTATCAGCTGCTAACGATTCTAAATATGTAATAATATCTGAACTACGAAGTTTAGCTCTTGCCGCAATAAGCAATCGTGTTACTAATTTTTTAATTTCAGCTTGTTGCAGTGATCTTAAATTAAATAGTCCACGTCTTATTCCTTTATAGTCTGTGTTAGTAATACGTAAAGCAGTTTCTACTTTAATAAAAGTTTGTGCTTGATTACTATTTGTGCCAGCAGCAACAGATGATATGTAACGATTAACAGCCATAGTAGGTAACGTAGTTGTTTTACGTAATGCTAATGCGGCACCTGGATCTTTAAGTTTACCTAAAGAACTATCGTCACCAGTTACAAAATGTATAAAGTTATACAAGTCTGTACCTGACATTCTAAAATGTTTGTACGAATCGTGTGTCGCTGTTAATCGAGCATATGCTTTTGCTTGTGGCTTGTATGCTGGGAATTTATCTAGCAGTTCTAACACCAGCATAGAAAGATAAAGACGCTCACAACAATCGGTATATGTTAATACTCGTTGATTGTTTGCATTGCGAGTCATTCTCGCTTCGTGAATATCTTTAATAAAGTCCATTTATATTACTTCACAAACTTATTTTTATGTACAAATGCTAACATTGTTTGTAAGCCTTTTGAAGACTGTATGTCCTTCATTATTTTTACTTTTACTTGTGGTTTAATGTTTGCACTTAGCACTCTAAGTAATGCTTCTGCTTCTGCATGTTCAACTCTATGTGTTTTTCCATCGTCAGTAGTAACTGTACGTACTGGATTTTTAATATCATCATCATCTGCTGAGTCTGATACTTTCATAAGTTGCACTTGCATTGCTTCTTGTTTAAAGTTTGTCATGTCACCATCATCTTTATCAAGTTCCATGCCGTGTTTGTCTAGACCCGGACGGTAATCCATATCAAAGTCCGCTTCTACAAATTCATTAATTCTCATTAGTTTCTCCTTATCGTTGAACTGCTCTATTGTATTTACTAAAAGTTTTTCTTGGAACAAGTTTTATGTCGCCTTCTGGATGTGCTAGTACATATCCTTCTCCGCCATCTACTGAATCATCATCACTAGACATTCTCTGTTTAACAGGTACGCCTGGTTGATTATCAAGTTGTGTAATAACGTCATCTTTAACTTGTTGTATCTTTGCAACTACTTCCCATAGTGCCTTAAAGCCTTGTTGATTGTCTGCTATATATTCAGCAATCTTCTTTTTAGCTGCACCACTTAGTTGAGGTCTTAATTGTACCCAATCTAAGAAGTCGCCACCTAAATTATCTAACCCAGTGTCTACTTTACTATTCATGTATGAGTAGAATACTTCTGGTAATTTTTTTAATTTTATTTCTGTAAGTTTGTTCATATCAAGCAATGTATCCATTGCAGCAGCATCTTTAGATATTATTGCTTTTAATTCTTTTACACTCGAATCGTCTATACTTGGTGCATCTGATACTGTAACTGGAGGAACAACTAGTACTTCGTTGCCTTCAAAGATATCACCGTTCTTTAATGGACCTTCAGTGCCGTCGGCACTTACTTCTCTGTGTATAACTATACCAACTGAACTTAATCCAATTTGTTTTCCTAGTTCTGATTTTTGTGCCACCATGTACTCAACAATATTTGGTTTGAATACATAATCAGTACCGTCAGTTGTTGGTTGTGTAAAATATAGCATATCGCCTTTAAAGAATCCTCTAAAGTCTTTCGGTGTTGCTTTTTCAAACGCTGTGTATGCTGATTTCATATTGCCAATTAGTACGCCATACCCTTCTGGATTCTTTGCATACCCTGGACGATTCTTTAGCATTGTTTCTACATCTTTTTCCGACTTTGCTTTCCCGTCATAACCTTTTGCTGTGAAGCCTGACTTATCTGTAAATATAAAGGCACCATCTTCGTCACGCCCGAATATTACTGCAGGACTTCCGTCCCATTTAACTGTAACATCTGTATGTCCGCCTTGCTCCATATTGATAAGACTTTGTAAAGCACGAGACGCTCCTTTACTAGGTGGGTTCTCTCTAAACACAAGATCTTCTAGGTGTTCAATTCGGGCACCTTCTGTTAAAGGTTGTCCTTGTTTTTTATTAAATTCAAAGAATCTCATCTTACTAATGTACCTGTTAAGTTAATAAGTCTAGATAATTGTTTATCAGCTAAAGTTTCTGGTAGTTCTAAGTTATCTCTTTCAAATGCTTCTTTGGCACTTGCAACTAGTTCCTCATAGTTAGGATCTTTCTTTATAAAAGCAATCATACTTTCAACTGTATGTGTATCTTTTTCTGTTGCGCCTTTGCCTAGTAGTAATGGAGCAATCTTATCCCATGTGTCTGCAACTACCTTATCATCTTGCTCAGGATCAACTAAGCCAAACTTAGGACTAAATTTTAATCCACGTCCTCTTGCTATACTAGATAATAATATAGCACGATGCCTACCGCCATACACATCAGTTCCACCACGCTTTGCGCCACGTTGAAACTCTGGATTGCTAGTAAACATGAAATCTGTTTGTACGTATCCTTCACCACCTTGTATTGGAGTGCGGAAATGTACTTGGTCTCCTGCATTATGAATCCAGCCATCTGTCTTTTTACGACCTTGGTTCATAATATCTTCTTCAGCAACGCCTTTGCTTTTAAGCCAGGATGAAAGTTTAGCAATTAATTGTTCTTTACTTACTTTGGTTGCGTCAGTATTTAAATCTAAATCACCTGACGAATTCTTTTCAAATTCTCCATCTGGATTGTTTTTCTTTCCGGTTGTACCTAACCAGTCTTCTTCGTCGTATGTTAATCCGGTAATCTTTTCTATAAACTGTATTGTAGGATGCACGTCTTTAGTAGCAATACGTTGCGTAAGGGATCCTTGTTCAGTTTTAAATACATTGCCGCCTTCTTTAAGAATCATTATTTTTCCCCTCAATTACTTTTTGTATTCCACGTCTAAATTTTCTAGGGTCGCCACTCTTGATCGAATTAATAAATCTTCGTTCAAGTTCACTTGCTGTATTTTCATCATATGTATCGCTAATTCTATTTAAAAGATTAATAGAACTTTCAATTATATTGTTAGCAGTGGCTCCTATCAGATGATCATCATTATTTGACCGGCCTAAGTTATTAAGCTCTTCTAATATACTTCTAGTTTTTTTTCTCATATTAACATTACTCCGATACAGTATTTAGTGAAATAATTAATAAATATTATTATACATGAACGAGGACAGCAATAACCAGGAGCAATAATGAGTTGTATAAACGATTTAAACCATTTAGAAAGATCATTGTTATTCGCTAAGTTATCACAACTAGCATATAATAACATAGATGAAGCAAAAAAGCAAGCAAAAAAATTAGGATTCACCACTGTTGAATTTTATGATAAGGACGGTGCTCAAGCATATCGTTTTATGAATAAGACTGACTTAGTAATAGCGTGTCGCGGAACTGAACCAACACAATTTGGTGATATTAAAGCAGATTTACAGGCATTACCTGTACTAGCAGAAACAGTATCAAGAGTACACAGAGGATTTAAGAAAGAAGTTGATGATCTTTGGCCTATGGTTGAACAAGATATACTTCGAAAGACTAACTTTAAAAAAGAACTTTGGTTTTGTGGACATAGTTTAGGAGCAGCAATGGCTACTATAATGTCAAGTAGAGCAAAATATAACCAAGAACTTAACGATCCAATTGAATTATTCACTTATGGTTCTCCAAGAGTTGGCTGGCCAACATATTGTAATAGTTTAGGTATCATTCATCATAGATGGAAAAATAATAATGATGT